AGATGCTACAGGTCGTCCGCAAACAGGGACAAGGCCTTACGCTATGGATGCGCTTGTACGGGATCATCTCGATCCTACTGCTTATTCTGGCGCTCCTTTCTTCCGTCGCAATGGCGATGTTCTTCAGGCCGGAATGGACTTGGCTAGTCGCATTCTGGAAGGGACTCGCGGCTTCGACCCCTATATGGGTGGTCGCCGTGTTCAGCCTGGGCTATCTGGCCCAAAAACTCGGCTCATATGGATGGCGCCGTTGCCTACGACTATTGTTGGAGGCATGTTTTCAAAGCCTATCGCACAGCAGCTCGAACGAAAGAGACCGTTCGCGTGGGGACTCCACGGAGTTGAGAAGGCAGCGCTAGTTTCTGCGTTGCAGTCCCGATTCAGGTATGTCTATAGTATCGACTTTTCGCGTTTTGATTCGTCGGTGCCAGCAGTCATGATCGCAGATGCGTTCAGGATTGTTAGACCACTACTTGACCTGACAGAGGATGAAGAAACTGTCTGGAAAAAGTACATCAACGACTTCATACACTCCCGTCTAATCACTGAAACTGGTGAGATCTTTCAGAAGCATAAGGGCATTCCATCTGGTAGTGCTTTCACTAGCATTATCGGATCAGTAGTTAACCTACTGGTTCTCAATTATGCCTGGATGCGTGTTTCGGGACACGCGCTGAAGAGTGATCGAGTGTTGGTGCTTGGTGATGACGCAATCGTGGCTTCGAATTCCAAACTTCAATTGGATGAACTAGCACGTGCGTGTTCTGAACTGGGTTTCACTCTTAGTGTAGAGAAGAGTCAAATCGCGGACTCTTCGAAGGAGAGTGCTGATCCTTATACAAATAGGGTCAACTTCCTTGGGCACTATTGGGTGCACGGATACCCCCGTCGTCCAATACATGAAATCCTATTGCGCATGAAATACCCTGAGCGGCATAAATTCCGTTCTAGGCAAGAGTCTCTTATGCGTCAATTCGCGTATCTAGCGGACGCGCGTGAAGCGTGGCAAATCCTAAGGTGGCATTATCCACATGCGGATACCATGCTAATGCTAACGCACGCGTTGGATGACATAGGTGCAGATGGAGTCGTAGTTGCAGATTATGACCTACCAGGTCAGCTCCGCCTTGCATTGAAGGTATC